TTTACTATGACGTAAATAGACGTACTAAGCATATGACAGAAGCTATAATTCGAGGAGGGATAAAAAGGACCGTTTCCGGTCCAACCTCCGGTACCGCAGCCTTTTTACAGGTTTACGGTCTCGAATTTTCACTACAAAATGTGGTGATGACTGCTTATGAATTAATGCCTTGGTCGTTCCTTATAGATTATTTCTCCAATGTTGGAGGGATCTTAAATGCTGCCACCTTTGCCAATAGCAATGTTGCCTGGGCCTGTACAAATATTCGACGTACCGCTACAACGGAAATATCCGGTGTTTTGAATGCGAAGAAATCAGGTTTGGGAACACAATATGTGCTGTCGGTTACTGGTGACCCCGGGAAAATCGACGTCAAAAGTAAGCAGATTGAAAGGTACGTTTATGTGCCAATCTGTCCTTCACTTACTTTCGGTGTTCCTGGAATGGATAGCGTGAAGTGGTTTAACATGGCCGCTTTAGCGCTCCAGAGAGATGAGATGTACGCTCTCCTTGGAAAGCTGCGTCGCTGACAGAAAATGGACCCTTTTGGGACTTTTAACATTCACTATTAACACGGACATTTATTTATGACCGGAACCGTATCTTCACCTATTACAGGTGCGACCGTTACAGGTCTTACTTCACCGACTTATACACTGACTGCTGATACAGCGCCTACCGCTTTAGGTAAGCAATATGCTGTTACAGCGCTAGGCGGAACCCAAACAGGTGTGCTTTCGCACTCTGTGTCAAGTCCTTTCACGATTAACACCGTGAGGCCCGCTGCATATAAGGTGACTCCTCTGCCTAATCCAACGACAGGGGTGCTCAGGAACAATCCTAAGAATAGTTTTAGTACGCTTACACGTAAAGGTGTTTTGCCTTTAGCTGGCCAAGCTAGTGAACTCATGACGATTAAAACCATCATTGAGATTCCGGCTGGTGCTGACACGGCTGACCCTCTAAGCGTGAAAGCTGCTATATCTGCTCACTTCGGCGCTGTATGGGCGTCAGCAAATAATATTGCTGACCTCGTCATCACTGGGGTGTTGTAGTTTAACTTTTTTCTGAAAATTACTCCTGGAGTAGATCAAATGGACAGTCGTTCTTTGGCTCTTTTCAATGCTATCTCAGCAGATTTACGCTTAACCTGCTCTTCTGTTCCGGCTTCAGCTTGGTTTGACAGTGATGTCAATATTGAGTTTTGGCCTGGAATAACAAATAGGCAGGCTGCTGCTGTGTCCCTCAGAAATTCTATAATAAAGAAATATGAGGGGCTCAACAGCGAAGCGATCTCTGCTGCAATTGAAAGCTTTATAGCGGATAACAACCGTTGTAGGGATTTCGTTGTAACACAAGGTGACTTCACACTAGACGATGTCGTTGACGGTGAGCTTGAGCAATTGTTTTATAAGCAATTTGCCGGTTCATCTGAGCGATTTAGTCCACGCGTTTTTCAGCGTGTTTTTGGAGTTGGGAACGGAAAATCTGCCGGTGTTTATGATACCGACTTCTATTCGAAGTTCTTTTCTTCAGTTTTTACAACTTGTAAGTCGTCACTTTACAGGCTTTATGCTTGTTATCTTACTTCTCCTTCGTGGCTTGCTGCAGAAAATATACGGCGGCACGTCTATGACGAGTTTAAGGTGGTTAAAGGTAGCACTCTTTCAACTGTTGCGAAAACAACTAAAATTGCGCGTACAATATGTACAGAGCCTTCACTGGAGATGTTCTTCCAGAAAGCGCTGTCCTCCGTTTTTGCGGACGTGCTGTTAGAGTATCATAATATCGATATGTCTTTTCAGCCTGAACGTAATAAGGATCTCGCACGCGATGCTTCGCTTGAGAATGGCAATGCCACAATCGACTTAACATCTGCGTCAAATTCGATCTCTTTGAAGTTTTTAGAGTCAAAGTTACCGAATGAGCTGCTTGGCTGGTTAAAACTAACCAGAACTGAGCATACGATTATGCCTGATGGCACGGTTGTAGAGCTGCATATGTTGTCTACGATGGGTAATGGCTATACTTCGACG